GTCCTGAAGTTCGGCAATCCTAGACGGGTTATTGAGCTTGAGGTTGAAGCCTGTAAGATCAGACTTTCTAAAGCCTAAAGTATAAAGGTGAACCATTCCAATCTTTGTAAGTTCGGAAATCAAAGCTTTTTGAAGGCGCTGGATGGTTCTGGCGAAGCGAATGTCTTTTTGCGAGAGAGATGTTCGGTCTTCTGCGTTCTCACCAGCGACTAGATAAGCTTGTGGAATCTTGATAGCGGAAAACAGTTTTTCACGAAGGTATTTTACGTCTTCGATCTGTGAAGTAAACTGACCTCCTGCTAGTGTCTCAATCTTTGTTCCTTGTGCGCTTCCACGAACTGGAATGTAGTAATCTTCTTCTACAGACATTGGGTTATAGCGAAGATCTGCTCTTCCGCTGTCTGCATCAATGATCTGATTTCGCTTGAGGGTGGTCATAACCTCTTGCATGTATGTGCTTACGTCCTGCGGGGCTACGGAGCCAACATCAACATAAAACACTCGGCGTTCGGGCGCTCTTACGATGCGATAAGACATCATTGCGTCTTCTACAAGTGTTAGCTGCCTCCAAATACGGCGAGAGCCCTCAAGAACAGAGGTTCCATAAGGGTTATACTTATTGTTTCCTAAAATACGAAAATGAGCTATTTGCCAGTCCTCAAAAGTCAAGCCACCTGAGTTCCACTGAAACTGTAAGTAGTTTGGATTGTTTTCATCTTGCCCTTCCAGTCTTTCTATTTCGCTGAGGGGCATAGCAACAACATTTTGGATGCCTAGTTTCTCATCAACGTCTAGATAAAGGAAAAAGTCTCCATACTTACAAAGAGTTCTTGCCCATCCGTAAAGATTGAGATCAACATTAAGAACATCATAAAACAAAATCTGCAATGCTGTCTTGATTTCTTGGTTTGAACAGTTAATCGTAAGCATTTTACGAATGTCCGTTGAGGTAGTCATCTCATCAGCATAAATATCAAGCGCAGAGTTTAGTTCTGGCATGTACTCCATCTGATCGAAGTCAATATATCGATCATTCCGGTTTTGGTTGAGCATAAAATCGCCGTAAAACGAGTAGTTTTTCTCGTAATCGGCTTTTTTGAACTCTTTTCCTGATGCAGAAGTCCAGTTAAACTTATCAAGTTCCTTTCGGCGGTATTTTCTTGCCTGTTCGTGTCGATAATTGACGATTGGACCTGAGAAGAGCCGGGTAAGTGCTTTGTAAAGTGGGTTGTCCGGGTTTCTTGTGTTTTCTGAACTTCTTTTAGGTATGATTGTTTTTTTATATGCCATTTTTTAGCCCTTGTACAGCCAAGAATATTGTTGCTGTTGTTTTTTTGCTTCGCTGGCCTGTTTTGATTTTATAACTGGTAAGTGGCCAATCATTCCAGGGATAGTTGTATTTAGTTCTCTCTTATCTGTAAAGAATGCGTTCATCATTTTCTCTGATTTTTCTCGGTCATAAGCGCTTTCTTCATATACGGCGTCTCTAATCCAACAAGCAATTGCAAAAGACATTACCAAGTCATCGTGCTTTGATCTCATTGCTTGAGGTCTGCCATTTTTCCAGACGAAAGTTTTAAATTCTCCAAATAATCTCTTAGATCTCACTATAACTAGTTGGTTGCGGATCATTTCTTCCATTTTAGCGATGATTAATGGCCTTGTCTTAGAAGAAGTAGCAAAGCCGGGTGTTGCGCCGGCAGTGTTTTCTGCTATTAAAGGATCAATAAATCCATCTCCCTTAGAATAATATAAGTTATTATATCTTAGATCTTTCAACTTGTCAATAAGCATAAAACCAATATTATTACTTTCTACAACAACCAAACACGTGCCATATCTTGTTGCGGCTTGATGTACCATATTGGCATACATATCTATGGCGACTTTTCCTTGGTATTCTGCAACTATTTCATTTGTGGTAATGTTCCAAACGTGAAAAGCAGAATAATCTTCGCCGTCACCTCTAGCAACGTCGACAGCCATAAAATATTTTGATGCTGGATCGTATTCTTGCCAAATCCAAAGGTTTCTATCAAAGCCGTCTCTGTATAGGGGCTCTTGGACTTGCGCAAATACCCATTCTAAATATTCAGCATCAATAACAGTCTCACCTGAAGATAAGAAGGAGCATTCTAACTCCTGTGCTATCTCCTTTTTGGTCATGTTTCTTGTTTCTTTTTTATACCATTCTTCATCACGCTCAGGGTGAACGCTCCAAGGTAAACTGGTTGGGTGGAAGTCGTTTAGGCCAGCATCGGCGTCGGAATACATACGATAAAACCAATTGCCAATCCCGTTTGGTGTTGATAAGGCAATACAGCGACCTCCGGTTGATAGTGTTGGATACAAGCCTTTCCAAAGCTCGTCCAAGCCATCAACGTGAGCAGCCTCATCCACTACTAGAAGTGATAGTGCTTCTGAACGGCCGGCATCTCCTGATGTTGAAGAAGCCTTTATTTGTGAGCCGTTCGTTAACTCAAATGAGTTTCTGTTGTCTATTGCTATATCAGCTATTTGCAACCAAGGTGGTAAGTTCTTTATCATGAACTTAACTTTTTTAACCAGGTTGCCGGCTGTTGAGAGTTTGGTCGCAACAACAAGAATGTTCTTTTCTCTATGGAAAAGAATAAGCCACGCAGAATATGCTGCGGTTATTGTTGAGATACCAAGCTGACGTCCTTTTAAGATTATGTTGAAGCGGTAAGCGTTATAATCTTGAAGAAGGTCTTTCTGGAAGGGATAAGTCCTAAATGGTATAGGGCCTTTTTCGGGATGAGAGATGCGAACATAGTTCTCAATAAAATAGTTGGGATCTTTGCCGCACCTAACAATCTCTTTTATTACTTGTTCTTTACTAAGCACACTAGTTATAGGCTCCTAGCGCCCTTAGCAAAGCGGCGGTAAGTCTCCATCAACTTATCTTGTGCTGGAATAGGAGGGTTCTCATCTATTCCCTTCATTCCGTTAATCCTATACTTCTTGATCGCAATTGCAAAAACTCGCACATTTGATGTTGACTGAACAAGTACGTCAACTTCACCGTCTGCGCCAAGACTAACACGCTTTCCAAGTATCTGACTTGCTCGGTTGGTTAGGTATTTGGCGATATCAGCCATAACTCTTTCCATTTCTTCTTCAAAACCACCGCCATAAACTTCTTTAAGTTTGATGTCTGTTTGATAAGTAATTGTAAGAATGTCGCCAGCAGTACGAACAGTGAACCCGTCCATGTGACGGCTATCTTTAATGAAATCGCCCTCTTCACGGCGAAGGCCAATCTTAAGTGGGTCACCGTTGGCGTCGGTACCGCCATCGTAAGCCAGTGCGGCTGCTTGTGCTAGTGCTTGGACTGGTGTCATTTGTTATTCTCCCTGGGGTTCCTGAGACGACTGAGGGTGTTTGTATAGGACAATCTTTTTTGCAAGCTGCTCAATGAAATCTTCGTCATCAAGAAGAGGTTCTTGGATCTTGGCTATCATACCACTGTCCATTGTTTCTATTGCATCAAGCACTGCTCGTGCAATGTCTTTTTCTGTTGCTATGCCCTGATCATTTGCCCAGCCCATAACACGCTCAAAGTCTTTTTGTGAAGTTTCGGCATCCATCTTGGCAGCGTCTGCAGCAGCATCTGCAATTGCAGCGCTGTATGCCTTCATCTGTCCTCTGTTAAGCCCAGCAGTGGAATCACCGGCTTCGATCTCGGTAGCACGAACATCTAGATCGTCCGCTCCGCTCGGACCTCTTCGTGGTCTTTGGAGTGGGGTTTTCTTGCCACGGCCAAAAAGACCTCCAAAGGTTGCCTCGTCTAGACCGGCTATTTCTTCTTTGATGGCCTCAACTAATCTTGCTTTTGTAATTCTCATCTGGTCTCCATCCTTCTTTCCACCTTTCTTCTCTTCCTTCAATCCACTGAACATAACATTTGAAACAAGAATCCCATTTGGTTTTACAAGTTTCGTCTTTTAAGGTCTTGATCTGTGAAGAGCAAATAGGGCATTTAGA